TTAAACATCTGTTTTGCCATGTTTATGTCGTTTTTACGCTCCGTCAAAATCTCATAACGACCAGAACCTAGCGTTTTCTCTGTCCAAAGCTGAAATTCGTGCGGATTAGCTCCCATTTTTTGATGACAGCCGTAGCAGTGTGCGAAGGCATTGTCACCGTGCCACCTGACTGACTTATTTGCGCGACCGTGATAATGAGAGCAATGCAGACCAGTCGAACTGCGGTCATACCCTTTAAAGCAGACCTCACAGGTGTAATCTGTACGCTCGCGCACGCATTTACTGAACCAATTGTCTGCTGGGTCACGTTTAATTCCCATTTTTAGCCTCGTTTCTGTCGTCTAACTGCTTCTGGACAACACAACCGAGGATAACTATCTCAAATAAATCTCTACGCTTACTGAACCAGCGTATGAGTGTTTCGCTACTAACGTCTGTCATGTTTGACACTTGCTTGAGCGTTCTAAAGCCATAAGACTTTGCATATTGTGACGGTGTAGTAAATTGCATATTGATCTCCGTAGTTATACTGCTTCAAAGTGCAGCTTAAATTCGTGGTAAATGCCTTGGTTGCAAATAATGTCGGTAGAAACACGAACAATATCAACGTAGCACTCAGGATTTTCTTTGCACAGCTCACGGTACTTAGCAAAAGTGTGCTTGTTTATGCAGCCATTAAAATAAACTGGCTTACCGTCAACTCTAACGTGATACTGGCTATGGTTTGTTTGTTGTACTTTAACCCACATATTCACCTCCGTAGTTATAATGTCAACGATTATATATATAAAGTGCGCGCATTAGCAAATATATTTAGTGGATTTTAATAATTTTTTTTATCAACTGGATTTATTTTATTTTCATACCACTTTTTAAAAAAGTTGTTTTCAAAATTTTGGGAGGTCTTTCATTGAAATTTTGGGAGGTATTCTCTTGGAATTTTGGGAGGTATTTCATTGGATTTGCTGACGGAGATCGGATTTTTTGTATTTTCACTGGGTAAACGTACAGTACTGAGTAAATATACAGTACTTTTTTTGATCTTAAACACTGTATGGATATACAGTACTTTTTTAAACCATAAAAACCCCTTTTTTTTACACGTATAAACAGAAGCAAGAACAAAAGCCGCGCTTTAGGTTTAAAGACTATAGCCGCCACCCGCCAGCATTGATATAAAGCCTATTTTAAATATATATGGATAATATAAAGAAAAGGGTTGATAATTTAAATTATTGCCCTATAATTCAACACAAGTCACCAATAACGCGTAACTAAAAAGGGTTTTAAAATGAAGAAAATAACTAACAATTGGCAAGTAGTGGATAAGGACGATGGAAGTAATGAGTTTTATTTGTCGCATTATGTAGGCGGCCCAGAATATTCAATTGATTTGTTTGAATGGCAAAGCTTTTCACAAGTTGAAGCCCTTTTATTACGCAATATATTAAACATGGCTAATATAACTTTTGAGTATAGCGGCGACGGTCAAGGCGGGGCCGAATTGATAATTGACTGGAATAGAAACGATTGGATTTATCTTATGGACGAGCAAGACTATATTGAAAACTGCGAAAAGCATTTAATTATGGGGGTTAAGTAATGTTAGAACTAATGGTAATGCTAGACAAGGACGAAGTAATAAGAATAAATAATTGTAAGGATTTGAACGACTTGGAAAATTATATGGACTATATGGGTATTGACCCCGACGATTATAGAATGGAAAAGCACGACGGTTTTATCGAATTATGGAGGGCTTAAATAATGATAACTAACGACTATAAAAACGGCGCATATAAGGCGCGCAAAGCGGGCAAGGGCGCAACAATAGCTAGCGAGCCTAGCATTCTAGCCCAAACCATTACAGGACTATTAAGCGGCTTTATATTGGGCGCGCCAGTGGCTTTTTATCTTATTACTAACTATTCAGGGGTTTAAAAATGGACTATCGAACAATTGAAAATAAATGTGAGAGTACGCCGTTTAGCTGCATATCTTTAAAAGGGCATTGTCGCATTGATATGTACTGGTCAAAAAACAGAGGTTTAGAGGGCTTCCAAGTTTACGGCGTTTTAGTTAGGTATTGTGATGAACCCGTTTTTATGCGCTCGCATGGTTGCGGTTACTCTAAGGACGATTATATTTTTGCGCATCTGTTAAGAGAGGCGGGAGTTATGCCACGGGGCCAAAGTTTAGGCGGCGCGCCAGTGCCTCACATTTACCATAAGGGCGGGAATTACTACGAAGTCCCTAAAAAGGACGTTTTGAAAATTAAACCACGCAAAAAGGCGGTTAAATAATGAAGAATTCAATAATGAAAAGTAACGGTAAGATTAAAGGCGAACGGCTAATGGTCAAGTCATTTAAAGACGCCGACCGTATGCACAAGTTTTTAAACGCTCAAAACAATAACGAATGGCGCGTAAACCATCAAGCAGGCATTTTTGCGTCACTGCCCCATAAAAGCGGCCATTATGCCTATGCTGGAGGCGCTTGGCACAATATCAAAGGCTTAGACTTAACAATACTAGCGCATTTATAAGGGGCGAACAATGCAACCAATAGGGAAACATACGTTTTATAAGTTAGGCGGCTTATCGAATCCTAGGCTATGGCGGAAGCAATTAAAAAACGGCCAGTGGGCCTATTATGCAGATTATAATTAATAAAGGTGAAGAAAATGCAAATGACATATAAAGGGTATTGTGCACTAGGCGGAGATTCTAATCCTAGGCTTTATAAAAGGGACATATACTTAGGTGAGTGGTATATGCACACGGCGTACTATATGAGGGCGGCATAATGAAGGAATATTCAAAAAAACTTGAGGCCGAATTAAACAGCACGGCTTGTATACCCGTTTTTGAGATTGAGGTTATAGATTCAGACCTTGCCAGCGACTGGGTACACTGTGACGTTTACATTCAGGGTAATACTATCGTGGCAGAAAGAAACGCGGTGAGCAGTGACGAAGAGCGGTCTGACTTCATAGCTAAGTCAATTATTCATATAGATTTTATGTTCGGCTTGCAGGACCATTTAGAATGGTTGTACGACAAGGTGTTAACAGACATAGCAATAGGCGGTTTATATACATTAAGGGGCGAATTATGAGAAGTTTTCTTTTAGACATAGGCGATATTCACATATGGATAGGCTCACAAAATAAAATTATGGTTAGCTGCGAGACCACAAAAAAGTTAATGGCATTTGATACATTTGATAATGCTATAAACAGCTTATTTTTAAGCGGCAAAAGAGAAGCGGCGCGGGCCTTAAACAGCGCTATTAATCAGTAAAAACAATGGCTTAAATGCTATAATAAAAAGGTAAAATTATGACTGACAGAATAAAGTTAATTAATTTGCACGCGCAAGCCAGAGAGCTAAACGCGTTAAGTGAGCATAGGTTGGTCGGGTCTATATATACCGATACAAGTGAGCATGGTAAGTATTTTATAATGACGGGCGCGGCCTATAGTTTAAGGCAGTGGGATCACTTCGCGGGCCAATATACCGGCAAGGTAGTTTATAAGTCTGCCACTAAGCGCGGCCTATTTGATGCGATACAGTGCGCCATTGATATACTAACCGATAACAATAGGGCCACTGTAAACAACCACTGGAACGACAAGCACGCACAAGGTGGCGCATTATGATGGGGCAAAGTGAGGAGCTATTATTCGCTATTGTCTTTGCCTATTTAATAGCCGCATTGATATACAACATAGCCATAGATTGGAAACACTTCTGAAGTGATTAACCGCTCCCATTTTTGGAATCTATTCCCTCAATACCTATAGGGAAACACTTAATAGCCCGCTTAATACGTGGGTTTTTTTATGCCCGCAATATACTCAATAAGACTGAATCATTGACTTAATACATTTGGCGGCCTGTTATATGTCAATCCCTTTTAATGCGCGTCTATTGCGTTCTAAGCAGCGCACCCATATACTGACCCCATTGCATTGATCGATACTATTACGGCCCGTATACGGCCGCATATAAAGTCTGGCGGGTATGCTGGATGATGAAGAGGGGGGGGTAGGACGGATTGATTCTCAAAGACGGCTCGTATAATACACCCCATAACTTTTTAGCGGATAAATCGAATGACAGATAGAAAACGAGGCAGACCAGAAGTAGAGTTTGACTTAGTTGAGTTAGAAGACCTCTCAAGGTCACATTGCTCGTTTATAGAGCTTGCTAAGTTCTATAATTGCTCCGAAACCACAGTTAAAGATCGTTATAAGAACGATTTAGACGTTAAAGGTGCCGTAGATCGTGGTAGATTTGAGGCAATTAAGGGTTTGCGCCGTAAACAGCTAGAAATGGCTATGGATGGGAACA